GTACCCGTCCAGCAGCCGCTCAGCAAAAAACACCGCAACATAGTTAAGGAATGCCGCTGTAGACCCTGTGGACTGCCCGACGATGGGGTCGGTAGAGCTGCCGAGTTCCCATATGCCAAACGGCTTAGGCGGGTTAGCATTGTTAGCTGGCGTAGCCGCGGTAGTGAGCGTGTACCCGTCGCCAGCGTAATCCCAGCAGAAATAGTCCGTAGCACACTTGTCTACGTACGCATCCCCTGGGTAGTAACTGTTCTCGCTGTTGTTCTGGACGCTCTGCACGCTGGTGACAAAAACCAGCGGGTAATACTGGCGGACGGTGGGACCGTAATATTCGACTGCGTTCTGGTACTGGGTTACGGTCAGCCCAGAATAGTATGGCTCATGCCAGATGCAGATGTCACAGTTAGCGCCAGCAGCCCGCAGGGTCTGCAGCAGCGTGGTCAGGTTCGCCAGGTCAGTGGAACTTACGGGATTGTAAGCTGGGCGGACATCCAGGCAGATTTTGATGCCAGCCGCCACCATCTCCTGCATGTTGGTGTCATACGTGAACGTGGACTGCGCCAGGTAGTAACGGCACACAGACGGCCGGGGCAGCCCCAGTCCCGTCCACTGGGCCAGCGCCGCAGTGAAGTTAGCCACCTGCATTGGGCCAGTGTCCAGGAACGCACCCACGTGGCTGAGTGCAGCACCCGCGCTGGTGTTGCTGCCCAGGTACGCGGTGGCGGTGTATACCTGGTTAGGTGTGACCGCCTGGCCAGACAGGCTGTATGCCAGCGGGTTCTCGCCGTTCACGCTGGCGAACTGCACCTGCCATGGGCCGCCTGCCCATGCCTGGCGCACACGGAACGGCGTCCCAGAGTCCAGCCCTGAAAACTGGCCTGAGCCAGGCGGGATAAGCGTCTGGTCAGGGTCATCCAGCGTCATGGAACCCTGGCCGGCCTGCAGCTGGTCAAGCATGTACTGCTTGCCTTGCGTCATCTGCATGCTCAGCACGCGTGACCGGGGCGAGCCGCTGGCCTGTGAAAGCGGCTGCCACGTCAGCATGTCAATGGTGTCGCCAGGACCACGGTCAGCTGCTATTTCCGTGGTGGTCCACGGCCAGTACGGGTTGCTCTGCGCGGGGGCGGTCCCTGTTACGCTGAGCACCAGCGACTCAGCGCTCATGGCTGCGGCAATGGTCGACGTCCACGTGGCGCTGGTAGTCAGGGTGGTGTACTGCCATGCCAGCACGCTGTAAGAGTCGCCGTTGTGGTCAACACCGTTGACCGTGGTTGCTGCGACAGTCGCAGACCAGCCGCTGCCAGTGAGCACTGGGCTGTTAGGCACGTAGCCTATGTTCACTGAGCTGAACACCAGCGCCTGGGCTGGCGGGGTGCTGGTGGCAAGCGTCAGCGTGGTACCGCTGGCTGCGTAGGTGCTGATGTTTGCCTCAAGCGCCGCGTACGGGCTCAGTCCTGAAACGTCAAGCAGGGTGACGTTAAGCGCTGCGTACACCCCACTCGGGGCAACGGTAAGGTAATTTACAGCCCGTGCGGCTGGTGCGGCCCACACAGTGGTGCGCATCAGCCCGGCGGCGCTGCTGGTGGCGGCGTTAGAGAAACCTTGCACGGTACCCAGTGGGTACCACCAGTTGTGTGCGTCGTCAGCCACGGAGACTGTGACGCCGCCTTGCGTCAGCACGTTGCCAGCGGTCATCAGGCTGGTGCTGGCTGGCGCGTAGTAGACGGTGATGGTGCCTGTGGTCGGCGCGGAGACACTCTGGATGACAAACGTCTGGCCTGGGTTGCCTGAATCGGTGAAGCGCGACCCAGGGTAGATGCCGACAGCCGCCGCCGTGCCAACGAGGAAGTAGTTTGCGGTTTGCGGCGTGCCGACAGTGGTTACCTGCCAGCCAGCAGCAGGCTGGCGGATGCTGACAACAGCAATCAGCCAGTCGCCTGGGTTGTTGCTCTCAGGGTCAACCTGCAGCGAGTACGTCGGTGGTGGCGGGGGTGCCACAAATCCTTCCTGAGCGCTGTAACCCGCCGAGGCCAGCTGCGTAACGCTCAGTGGCGAAGCCGGCCCCATGTACCCGCTGGCTGAAACTGCCACATCGTCCAGGTAGAACGCCGCGGTGCTGGCTACCGCGGTGCCCTGGCCAAACCAGAACGGCCCAACCAGGCCCAGCGTGTTAACGCTGCTGGCTGTCTGCGTCTCAGTTGGGTAGGCGGAATCCATCACCGTGTACAGCCTGGCGGTAAGGCTCCCAGCAGTCGCGCTGCCAGTTATCTCGCCTTCCATGCGGAACCACTGCCCGGTGGGCAGCGTGGAAGCGAACGTGGCTTTAGCCAGGTTGGTGGAGTCGCACACCTGAATGGCACCAGTGGTAGACAGCAGCACCGAAGCCGCATTACCAGACGACCCCTGGGCGGTGAACACCCGCACGGGCGTGGTCAGCGGCGAAGGGAAATACGCATAGAAGCGGAACCATGCCTGAGCCAGTGACCCTACTGACACCCCCCACTCCGCTACCGACGTGACAGCAGCAGTGCCCGTGGTCACCTGGGCAGCCAGCGACCCGTGCGCCACAACCGTGCCCTGGTAGGTGTACGCTGCGGCGGTGCCTATGGCCACGGTGTCAAAGGCGTTGTTCCAGAAGCCTGAGCCACCGCCAGAGTTAGCCGTGCTGACCGTGGAGCCAGCCGTGCCTGTCTCAAAGCTGTTGAACACAGCATTGGCATACAGCCGCAGCGTCACCAGCAGCATGCACCACTTGGCACTGCTGATGGTACCGCTGGCCGTGACCGCCGACGATGATGCGGTGGTCATGGTGGCCATGCTCATGACCTGCCCGCCGGCACCAGCAAACAGGTCAAACCAGCTCGTCCAGCCAGCCGCCCACACCATTGACTCGCCGCCGGCGTTGCCGTTAGTCATTATGGCAACACAGATTTCCACTGGCTGGGTAAGCGCACCCGAAGTAATCGACGGTGACGTTGACCCAGCGTTAGACGTGGTGGTGGGGTTCTGGTCTATGGGACTGTCAGCCACACCAGGGCAGCCAACCGCGCCAGCTATCTTTGTTCCAGTGCTGGCATTAAATACGACCGTAATAGTGCCCGTCGCACCCAGCGGCGCTGGGCCGCCAGGATTGCCGCTGGCGTCAGCTATCCATCCGCTGGTCGGGTTCTGGGCAGCGCTGGAGTTCCACTCGGTGTAGATGTTGCCAGCGGAGTCGGTGACGCTGGAGACCGTCTGCGTGCCCGATGCTGATGCGCCTACGATAATCGCATCGCCAGCGTTGTTCTGCTGGCCACCCCCACTGCCAGCGGTGATGACGCAGGTGGTACCTGTAGCCAGCGTGCCAACGCCAATAAGGTAGGCGGCTGGGCTAGTCACGAGCGCCTCTGGAAGCCAAACATGCCGTTAGACTGGTTTACCTGCGTGTACCGCAGAATTGACTCCTGAATGACCTGCTGCATGCCGTTGAGGAACTGGGGATTGGTGTAGCTCAGCCCTGGGGCCAGCGACACCGGCACCGTCACATGCACCCCAGGGCTGGCTGAGGCAGCGGTAGTGCCGCCAATGCTGGCACCCGCAGCTCCCGCAACAGCCGATATCGCCGCCTGCACCTGGGAACGGCCAGCGAGAATACCACGGGCCAGGTCCTGCGCCAGGTGCAGGCCACGGATTTCAGGTGCCCCACTGCCTGAGAGCGGCCCGTACTTGGCTGGGCTGTGGCCGATAGCGTCAGCTATCATGCCAGCCACGCCACCCATCACGCTGGTGATGCCGCCGATGCGGGACTTGATTCCGTCTATCAGGCTGTCGATAACATGCTCACCGGCCGTGAACAAAACATTGGCCAGCCCGTCAATAATGTCCTTGGCTGTGTTCGCCATGCCAGTCAGCAGCTGGGAAACCAGCGTCCCCATGTCGTGCCACGCCTGGCTCCAGTGCCCCGTCAGCAGGTCCAGCGCCACCGAGATAATGTTCACAATCAGGTGAATAGCCGTGGTGACAACGCTGGCAATAACTGGCCAGATGAACTTCATAATGGCTTCCATTGCCTCAAAGCTGGCCTTCCAGAATGGCACCAGAACGGCCAGCGCCACCTTAATCACAGTGGTGATAACCTTCATGGCTACCGTGAACTCGGTTGACACCATTTTCAGCCATGCTGAGACAATCTGCTCAACCTCTTTGCCGTGCTGCTTCCACCAGGCTTCGGCCTGCTTAAGCGCGGACTTGATAGAAGTAAGAGGTGCGCCCTCGAACCATTTGATAATCGCGGCGGCAGCCTTAAAGCCAGCTTCCAGGTCATCTTTAAGCGCCTCACCGACGTCCTTGACTATCTTGCGGAACTCAGCGCTGTGCTCATACAGCTCGTAGAATCCGAGCGCCAGCAGCGCTATGGCCGCAATGACCAGGAACACCGGGTTAGTAAAAATGGACAGCGCTGAGGTCAGGCTGCTGAACCAGCCTGACAGGATTTTCAGGGCTGCGTAGGCACTCAGGATGTCGACTGCCAGCCGGGTGAACATCGGGTGGCCAGCCAGGAAGTTCATAATCTCGTCCAGGAAATGCAGCGTAGACGGCAGCATTTTAAGCAGCGCGCCCAGTGCGGTCATCAAAGGCGAGTTCGGGGTGAGCATGTAAGCCAGCAGCGGCTCAATCACCTTTACGGCATCCCGCAGGCTGGGCAGCAGGTCCTCAGCCAGCTGCTTCACCATAGGGATAAGGCCAGCGAACGAGCTTCCGACATCGTTAATCAGCACTGTCGCAAACTTAGACAGCAGCGGCAGCACGGGAGAAAGAGCACTGGCCAGCCCGACGAATATCTCAATGACCAGCTTGAACGCGGCTACCAGCGGACCCGACAGCACCTTAACCAGCATGGTGATGGTGTTGATGAACGGAACCGACAAAGGAGCCAGCGCCTCAATGGTCGCATTGATGAACTGCATCAGCGCCCCCAGCAGGCGCATAATGGCCTGCGTGGCTGGCACAGCCAGCGCGGTCATCGTCTTGAGGAACTGCAGGAACCCCTGCGACTGGAGGCCCTGGCCCAGCATGCTCAGCATGCTGGAGATAGCCTTACCACCCGCCTGGGCCAGCGGCACTATCTCAGGCAGCAGCTTGTCAGCTATTCCCAGTGCCTGGTTCATTATCTGGATTACCTGCGGCTGGAATGTGCCAGCCAGTTTCTTCCAGGCGCTTTCCAGGTTCAGCACGCCGTTAGCTACCGTCTGCAGCGGCACTGGCAGCTTGGCAATAGCCGAGGAGCCGCCCTCGATAGCTGTGACAACCTGGCTGACAGCCGGGTAAGCAAACGCCGCAAACGCACCAAACGATGCCGCCACAGCAGCTACCGCTGGCAACACAGCAGCTATCGCCACAACCAGCGAGCCCCACAAGGCGACAGTTCCCAGCAGGCCGCTGCCTTCGCCGCCCTCGCCTTCTGCTGCGGCATCAACCAGCCCCAGCGCACCAGCGGTCTCCACAGCTTTGTCGCGCAGCCGGGAAAAAGCACTGGCTGTCTCATCGGCGCGGTTGCGCACACCGTCCAGTGCAGCATCGTCTTCAACGCTGGCATCGCGGACCTGCTTCAGTCCTTCAGCGGCTTCCGCACCTTTGTCCCGTACGGAGTCAAGCGCCTCACCGTTTACCTTCAGCGTGGCAGCCAGGTCATCAACTGGCCCCAGCAGCTCCCAGACAGCATCAGTCAGCCTGTCCAGGCTGTCCCGCAGCTCGTCGCTCGAAGCATCGTCTTCAGCGGTGGCATCGCGGAATTCTTTGGCCGCCTCAATCATTTCCCGCATCGGGCCGATGTACCCGGCGGTGTCCGCTATAAAGCGCTGCGTCACATCGTCAAGAGACGGCACAGCACCTCCCGTGAGCGGAAATAAACAAGAGCCCGAACCTGTTTACGTATACGCCTGGCACTACAGGGAAGGGAAAAGGACGATGAGAAGAACCAGGAGAACCACGGTGTGGGTGCCGTGGTGGATGATGGCTATAGGCAGTGCTATAGCGCTGCCGTTCGTCATATGCTGGGTGGTCCTGAGCAGCCTGGCCAAGTTCATCCACTGGACGTTCACACCGAACGACCAGCAGCGCAAGGCTTACCAGGCCATCGGCCGCAAGGTTGCCCACAGGCACGTGCAGCACCAGCAGCCAGCATCTGGGTGGCGGTTCAGCCCAGCCCCAGGCTGGCCACAGCCGCCAGTCGGCTGGCAGTGGACCCCAGGCTGGCAGCCTGACCCAGCATGGCCACAGCCGCCCGCAGGCTGGCAGTTCTGGGTTCCAGCTCAGCCAGCGGCTGACACCACTACTATGGACCTGTCACGGCACTTTCCCGCTGCGGGGAGGTGGTGACAGTGCATGCTTTTCTGACCCGCGGACGGCCAGTGATTCTCACCTGGGCTGACGCACGGGACTACTTCAGCCGCGAACTCACGTACACACTGCTGCTGGCCGCTATGCTAATGACGGCTGGCATTGGGCTGGTTTTTCTGGTGCATGTGGAGCAGCTGGCCCAGTGCGCTGGGCACTGCATGTTCACTTCGCTGACACCAGCCAAAGGCAGGCCCTGATGAGGTGGCTGCGCCGCTGGCGGAACTACCGCCACACACGAGCCGCTCAGCAGCGAGCCGCTAAAGGCGGCACCCGCAGCGGCTGGTGGTAAGTTAAACAGGAAGGGGAACGAATGTGCTACATCCAGTATTTGTCACCTGGCGTTACACCTGCCCTTGAGCAGCTGCAGAACGCCGCTAAGCTGAACCCAGACGGTTACGGCTGGGTCATACCAGTTGCGCCACTGCGCGGCGGGCTGCTGTTCATGCGGACGCTTGATGCCCAAGAGGCAGTGGACACCTTTATGGCGGCGCGCATCAGATGCCCTGACGGTCCAGCAGCCTTCCACTGCCGTTATTCCACAGGCGGTGAGCTGTCGTCAGCTAACTGCCAGCCTGTCAGCGCTGGCGGCAGCACCCTTATTATGCACAACGGGTACATGTTTGACACCGCTGACGGCCGCAGTGACACCCGCGTGTTCGCCACGGAGATACTGCCCCGGTGGGAGCTGGACGACCTGGGCCGCAGAGCCCTGCTGGAGTCCACCCTCGGCAAGGGCAACAAGGTGCTGATACTGACCAGCGAACCCAGGTACAACCAGCAGGTGTACCTGCTGAACGGAGACAGCAGCACATGCACGTGGGAAGGCAGCCGGCGCTGGCACTCCAACGATGACTACACAGGTGCTGGCCACCGCCACCCAGGCATATGCGGCGTCTGCAACCAGCAGCCCACCACCGAGCTGATCTGCCGCTCATGTCACCTGACAGGTACCCTGCGTGAGCAGGCTCTAAGGGAAAGGTGAAGAGATGGACCCTGACAAGGCACTGGCCGCCTGCCGTGAGGCTATGCGGAACTGGGAACGTGCCGAGCGTGGCAGCGCTGCCGAGTTCACCGCTGCCGAGGAATTCACTGGCTCGTTTGCGGCACTGGACGCCTGGCTCAGCCAGGAAGGGTTCCTGCCGCGGGCATGGCAGTCGTTGGCAGACGACCTGTGCCACGCGGTACGGGTAGCCGGCGTGTGCTCACTTCCGCGCGACCACAGCGGCTCCCACGACTGGGAGTAACCCCCCAGAGGGCGTACGTAAGCCAGTGTATGCACGGGGTTCAGCTGAACCCCATCTCAGCATTAAAGCTGCGGACGGCACCATTTCTCAAGGTGCCGTCCGCAGCCATACGCCTGGTGCCTGCGCTCATGTACGGGCGCTTAGGCAAGTGAACATGCCGTGCGAAGTGAACCCCTCCTGGTCCTGACCACCGCAGGAACCCTGGCCTGGTTATTCCTGTCCTGCGGTCAACGTAAGTGTGCTTAGCCCAGATGTCGCCACCGTACTCCTGAATGTGAGCGTAGACGGTGTTCGGGTTGACGGCTGAACGCCAGCGGTAAAGGCCAGCATCAGCTGCCTGGGTTATCCGCAGGCTGTCCCGCAGCCGCCCGCTTTCCAGCGCCGGCGGTGACCCAGGTGCTGACGGGTGACCTGTGGTGCGCACCAGCTCGTCAGTCTTAAGACCCTTGTCGTAGGCTTGCGCCATGCCGTTGGCTGCTGCGCGGGTAGCTGGGTCAATGCGGTCAGCCAGCGCATCCAGGTAGTCTGGCAGGTCCGCTGGCTCCACAGTCAGTCCCCGTTCTCAATACGGCGGATGGTGAGCGCCACTGGCAGCAGCCAGGTGTCCACCTCAACTGGCAGCGCATCTGACACATCAGGATGCAGGCCGAACTTCACCAGGTAAATGCAGCGCCGCAGCGTGACAGGGTCTAGACCGTCTGGGAGCTGCGTCCCCTGGCCGCGGAGGAAGACGCTGAGCGTGTAGAGGTCGTTCTTTTGCCTTTTGGGGACGCCCGCAGCTTGTCCATGTGCGGGGCTGTGATTTCTTCCAGTTCGTTCCAGTCGTCCAGCGGCAGCCGTTTCAGGCTCTCATCGTAAGTGCGCTTGCCGTTGTCATCCTGGGTGATGTCGTCACGCGGCAGCACATACGGGTAACTCCATGCCTGAATCAGGCGGGCCAGCACGTTATACAGCTGCTCGTCCACGGTCCCCAGGCTGAAGCTCATCCGCCCGCGGCCTTCCGCCAGCTCGTCCAGCTCGGCACCGTTCACAGGCAGCACGGTGGACTGGTGCAGCGCCAGCTTGTCCCCAGCTACCAGCTGGTCAGCACCGCGCAGCTCCACCCAGGCACCTGACTTAAGGTCAGCGCGCATTCATCACCCCTTGTTTTTGTGCTCAGACGTAACGGGTATACGGTTGCTGGTAAGTCACCAATGCTGATACGCAAGCCAAAGCACCTGCGGCCCAGACCTGCGGCGTGAGCCAAAGTTGCAACGGCCCAGGGTTGTGACGTAAGCCATGGGACAAACGGCCCCAAGTCGGCCACGGAAGCCAGAGATCCTGCGGGTCAGTACACGGGGATGGCGTTAGCAACAGCGACGCTGATAGGCGAGTAGCCACCGCTCCAGCCAACGTTGGTGGTGTTGGCTATCAGCTTCGCTGTCACGTCATACCCGAACAGTGCGCTGGACTCGTTGATGTTGGACGTGTCAAACGCACCCAGCTGCACGTTGATGGTGTACGTAATGTTGCTGGTGCCCGACAGGCCGTTTGAGTAGATAATCTGCAGCTGCGGCTGGGTGTTGTTCAGCATGTAGGTCAGCGCGGTCAGGTCAACGCTGGGCTGGTAGGTCAGCTTGGCCGTAGCGGTGAACTTACCGCGGGCAATGGTGTACGGGCTTTGCGTGCCGTCAGTGGTGGGAATCGGCTCAATCACGCGGTTGAGCTGGAACTCCCATTCAGTCAGGTCGTTCACAGGCGACCCAGACACGGTCCCGTTGATGCCGACAGTGGAACGCCAGTTAGGGGTTGCCCGCACTGAGCTGACGTTCGCTGTCGGAGCTGAGTTAGGAGCGGCATAACTGAACGAGGTCATGTTGCCGCTCATCATGAAGATACCCTGGGCGCTGCCTGTGAGCGTCAGCTGGCTCAGGCACCCGAACGCATACTGTGCCGCCAGGTTGTTAGACACCCCAGGCACCTGCGTACGGTCAGTGAACGTGTGCGACGGCGGCTGGCCCGAAGCATACGGCTGCCCCGTGTTCACAATGCTGTTCAGCAGCGAGAACGTGTTGGTGAACGTGGACGAAGTCCCAGTGGTGTTCACCACGGTTGCGCCGCTGCTGTGCCCAAAACGGATGGGCGTGCCAGCCGACAGCACAATAGTGGTGGACGTGGCTGAGGAGACCTCCACAATTTCCGCTGGCCCGCTGCTGCCTGACTGGAACACCTCAACATACATGCCGTTGGTGAAGCTGGTCCCAGTGGCCACAGGCAGCGTCCCCGCAGTGGCAGCTACCGCAGTGGACAGCGTAGTAATAGGTGCCGTGGTTGAAGCAGCCTGGGTGTAGTCACCCAGAATGTTGTACAGCAGGTGCCCAACGGTGTCACCGTACACAGGGCCACCGAACGAAGTCTCAGCCCACAGCGGACCCTGTAGCATGTCATACTCGCCAGCCATAGCCCCACGCCAGGCTTCGTCCATAATCCATACAGGCTTATCCTGAGGGGAGAACGAAGTAAGAGGAATCGTGACAGAAGGGTTAACTGGCGTCCCATAGGTAGTTTCTCGGGCAATCCCCACGAACCTCTCCGAGACCGGGAACACCGGCTGGGGAGTTGCAATAACGACTGCCGTCAAGAACCTCCACTTTTACGGGCTAGGTACTTCTCGTGTTCATAGATGCGCTTACACTCCCGACACCTGCGCCCACCGTTCTCACGGATGATGGTATTGGCCAGGGTGAACTCATGCCCCTGCTCACAGTGCGTCCGCTTGCCGTATCTGGCAGCGGACGACTCACCGCGCCTCAGATTCTCCAGCGGCGTAACTGGCTCAAGGTGAGCTGGGTTTACGCAGGCCCGGTTCCGACACAGATGGTCAAGCTCCAGACCGTCTGGAATGGGGCCAAACCACAGTTCATACATAGCCCGGTGGACGTAGACTTTAGTCCTGTTGCCAGAACCTCGGTTGGCGTCACGTATCTGTCCGTAACCACCCCTAGTTTTGCATCCGGTCCATAGCCAGCACGGTGCATCGTCTACGGTAGCCGGAGCGTCCAGGTCAATGACGGTCTTAGCTAGCAGCCGATCCCGCAAGCTGCCGTGCATTCCAGGGTAAGAACCAGGCACATCCTCCTCCGTCCCGCTTCCCCCAAGCAGCTAAATGCTAGCGGAAAGGCGGGCACGACAGGCGAAGGCTTGCCGGAATTACGATTGCAGTTCTTCAATAAGTACGAGCGTCAGCTGCGCATCGTAACGCAGGTATCTCTGGTCAGCCACGGAGCGCACGCCAGCCATGCGGTATGTCATGCGCTCACCAACATCTATCAGCTGGCTGCCGATGCCTGTCAGCTGGTCGTATATGACGGCTGGGTTGGCTGACGAGCGCAGCGTGTACATGACGATGTCAACTACAGCGGGGAAGCTGATGTCCGCATTTGGGTCGGAGTCGTCGTTGAACCAGGTGAGCCATATGTCCAGCTCATGAGTGGCTTCTTTCCATCCTGCCTGGGTGGGGTGAGCTGTGTCTGCGCCAACCCGTGGCACGGCCTGCCTGTTCTCGCTGCCGTTGCTGGGCCAGATGTATGCGGCAGGGTTCTCTTCATCACGGGGGTCTTCTGGTGTGATGTAAGCTTCGAGTGTGCGGCTGTTCCCAGGCACAATGAGACCGTCCAGCAGGCTCTTGATGTATACCTGAGTACTGTTTATAGGCAACGGGACTGTTCCACGGTAGAGGCGGAAACCATAGGCGAAGCGGTCTCCTCCAGATGCTCAGCGGTAGCCAGTAGCACGACGTGGACCGCGGAAACCACGCCCCGCACGGAAACCAAGATCCTCACGGCTACCACATCCGCTTGTACGGCTCGCACAGTGCTTTAGCATCAGTCATCAGCTGCTCAGAACCTGAAGCCGTAGCCTGGCCCGTACCGCTGATTGTCTGAATGGTGGTGGCGGTAGCACCACGGGTCAGCGCCTGCGCCGCAGCAAACAGGATGGTGGCCTGCTGCAGCTGCTCAGGAATGGTGGTGAGGGTAACGCCAGCACCATGGTCAAACGCCAGCGGCGCTGCCAGTGTCACATAGCCTGGACCTGACTGGGCTGATGCCGCAGTCACTGTGACGGCTTCCTGGTTGGCGGAGTCTTTCAGCACGCCGCATGCACCCTGACCGCCGGCGCTGACAGGAGCCCAGCCAGTGCAGTCGTCAATCTGCAGAATCATGGAGTCGGCCACAGCATCCGCAGTGAGCGAAGCATGCGGCCAGCCGTTGACGTACGTAATCTGGATGGTGCAGCCGTTACGGCCGTATCCCCAGTTAAGGTACCCAGGAGCGACCAAGACAGCCTGGCCGCCTTCACCAGCATCCGATGGCACGTTAGTGCCGTACAAGCCGATGATTGGGCGTTCGATAACGAACTGGCTGCCAGCTATCGGCTGCCAGTCAGGCGGGAACGTCGCTGTGGGTGTCCACTGGCCACCGAGAACCTGTATGACAGGCCAGCGCTGCAGCACCACGCGGCCTACGCCAGTCTGGTAGTTGATGGTGACGAACAGGTCAGGACCCTGCTGGGTTTCGGTGTCCACAGTCGCACGGACAACCTGGTTGCATTCGGTGTCAACCATGCTGGTTGCGCGGGCACAGATGTTCAGCTGCTCCGCAAACTGCTCAGCTGGTGTAGCCCGCGGCGACGGAATGGACTTCCAGGTTATGCCAGTGGGTGCATTGGTCAGCAGCTGCGGCGTCACATACGGTGTGCCTGGCCCGTAGACGCTTACAACCACGAGCCTCCGATGGGTTTATAATTTCGCCTGGTAAGGCGAATTGCTGCGCAGTCCAAGGAACCAAGCGGAATCCACATCTTCAGCGGCTCAGCGCAGCTTCACGTTGTAACCCAGGTCACGTGCGCATGTGGTGCAAAGCGAATCGTCACCTGTCCACCACTGGTGCCGTTCGCAAACCTGGGCGTGGCACTCATAACACTGGGCTACGGCTGGGTGGCGGCGCGTGCGGCCCTTGCCTGATGTGCCGCAGCGCTCACAGTCGCTGCCGTGCATGCTGGGTGCACCGCGCCGCCGCCATGACAACCTAGCTGTGACTCTTCCCGTTTGCCCGGCATGCCTCACACCTGGGCGTAGGGCCTTTACGGTTACGCCGCACCGAAGGACCACCGCACGCTGGGCACTTGCCTGCTGCTGGCTGGGCTGGCACAAATGCTTCAGCAGCCACCTCAGCCATGGCCTGCACGTTCTGCTGACCCTGAACCAGCTGCTGCAGTTCACGAATCTGGGCCTGCAGCTCCGCAATATGCGAGTGAGCTGCCTGCATCATGTCAGCCTTGACGGATTCATCAATCTGGGTGACACGCTGCACCTGATGCTTAGACATCACCTCAGCAGCCAGGCCCTGCATGGTAGCAGCCATCTGCTTCTGGGCTTCGTGTTCCATGTCCATGGTCAGGCTGGCTTCGTCTGGCGTCTGGGGGATACGGAACTCGTGGTCACCCCAGGTAGACGTGTTCACGGTACGCTTTTTGCCTTCTTTGTCAGTCCAGCTGACCGTGGAAGACTCTATGTCTTTGCGGATGGGTGTCTCGCAGCGCGGGCACACCAGCTTCCACACTTGAACGGGGGCACCCTGGTGAACGGGTCGGCTGTGCGTCTGACCGCAGCCTCCGCTTTCCACGGGTATGGCAACCGACATGACGTCGGCGCGAGCAAACACCGGCAATTGTTTTCTCCTTTACGGCGTAGTAGTATTCGGGGAGCTGTAACCAGGGAAAGGGGAATGAAGTATGAAGCTACGTGCATACCGCGTGCGCGCTACGCCGCGTGAGTACCTTGCGGAGCTGCGCGAGGAAGTCGTGGCTCTGCTGTACGCCCACACGTTGTGCGAGCTGGGGCATCATTGTGCCCCTGCTAAGCGCATACAGAAGTTCGACGGCGGCAAGCTGCCGCAGCTGTGCTGCTACTGCCGTCTGATAGTGGCCTGGGGGCCGAAGGGAAACTAGGCTCCAGCGAACCGGGGTAGCTCAGTGCGTAAAGAGCGTCGCTCAGATGAAGCGAAGGTCGGTGGGTCGCAATCCATCCCCCGGTACCAATTCAGGTGGCGGGAACCACTCGGGTTCCCGCAGTGCCCGTACGTCATACGGTGGCGTCTGGAAATACGCGGCGTAGGCTCAGTGCGTGTTCACCATTGGCTCGGCCCAGACGACGACCGTGCTTTTCATGACCATCCGTGGTGGTTCATTACCCTGGTGCTGCGCGGCGGGTACACTGACCGCACCCCAGGCGGCAACGAGCACCTGCGGGCTGGGATGCTGCGGTACCGGCCAGCCTCGCACCAGCACACCGTCGTCCCAGACCGTGGGGGTGCCTGGACACTGCTGATAACTGGTCCTAAAACCCGCAGCTGGGGATTCTGGAAGAACGGCAAGTTCCGTAAGGCTAACAAGTGGTTCGCTTCACAAGGTCATCATCCTTGTGCGGGCCGGGTAAGGGAGGAAAGCGGATGAGCAATGGGAAAGCGATGCACGACCTGCTGGCCAGAATAAGCGAGATAAGAGCCAGGGAAGGTTTTGACGCCGATCTCTTTGGTTTTAACAGGAACGGCCTCCGCATGGCAATATCCAGCATTCAGGACGAGACGAAGGAGCTGTATGACCTCTGGTCCGAGAATAAACGCTTCTTGCACCTAGTATCGGATCGGGCAGGTAACGAGCTTCTGGACATAGCCGCTTGCGCCATGCTTGCCTATTCTCAGGTGAACGCGAACAATACACTGCAGGCTCACGAAGAGTCAGTATGCGCTGCGCACATTCCCGACTACGCCAAGGACGGCCGGCCGCTGGTGGGGGCTGGGCCGCCGTGCGTGGTGTGCGAGGAACCATCCGCAGTCGTGCTGCCGGCGATACTCCCCGAAGAGGACGCCTGAGAAGGAAAGGGGAAACAGGGAATGGAAATCGCTCAGTACGTACAGCTGGCCTTAATGCTCATAGGCTACGTTTGCCTCCGTAAAACCCTGGAGCATTTCGTGCCGTGGCTGGCTGCGAGGGCAGCCTGGAAGCGGGGCCAACAATGAGCGCCAGCAGAACGGCTAAACGCCAGCAGCGGGCGTGGGCCAGGCAAGCATTCGCCTGGTGGGTACGCTGCTGGCTGCGCTGGCATGCTGGACGCCGGCCACCGTACCCGTATCACTGAGGGGTGGTCGGCTGGCCGCACTTAGGGCACTCAGCTGACCATGCCTGCCACAGGCGTCCGCACGGCCAGCACCACTGGCCGCGTTTAGTGCCAACCACCAGCGCCTGCGTGCCAGATACGATGCCCAGCTGCCCGTTTGAGCTGGAACCTATCTCCCTGGCATGCTCATCACTGACGTTCACATGCCCGCCACGTTTCCCGTAGTACTCTTTACCGTCGCTGAACTTCAGGGAATTGCAGCCAGTAGGCAACTGTACCTGCGGCATAGTATACTGAAGCCTCCACCAGGGAAGGGAAGGAAAAATGGCGAGTAAGCCAACGTGCCCTGAATGCGGAACTACGCTGCGCAGCTACGGCAACCCGCCGCGGTGGCGCTGCCCCACTCACGGCAATATCAGCAGCCCGCTGCGGCCTGACGCCAGCGACCAGGAAATCGTGAACCCGAGAATGCGGCGGCCACCACACGGGAAGGGAAGAAATAAGAAAACGTAAGGGGGGTCCAACACCGTAGCGGAAACCAACGGGTGAGCGGCCCATCGAGTCAGCGGAAACCAGAACCATGACGGCTAGTACGCTGAAACCCAGGCCAGGCCAATGGCCTGGTTGGTGGCAGCGGCAATAGCCTGAATAGTGGCCGACTGCGACGTGGGTGGCAAAGATATGAACACAGGCGCACCGCCAGCATTAAGCAGGTAGCCACTGGTCAGCGTCACCGCACCAGTGCCGTTGCCGATGGCTACGGTGGTGCCACCGCTGGCTGGCGGCTGAACTGTCAGCGAGCAGCCTGGCCCCAGCACCCCCAGGGTGACAGCGGTGGTGCTGACTACGGTCTGGCTGAGTGCTAGCATAAACCCTCCCACAGTTCCCACGGAAGCCAAGCATCGCGCGGACCGTACAGCTTTCGCGCATTGAGTGCGCGGGCAGCTGGAGCCGCGCCAGTGGAGCCTCGCATCGCAGCCCTCCTCATCTGGAGAACCTTGAGCATGGATAGGCGTTCCCTGACAGGGATCAAGCCGACAGGCATCCCGCATGTCGCGAACTATATCGGTGCCATCCGTCCTGCCCTGGCGCTGACAGAAAGCTACGACACCTACTATTTCATCGCCGACTATCACGCGCTGACCACAGTGAAGGATCCTCAGACACTGACTGACCTCACTTACGAGGTGGCTGCGGCGTGGCTGGCGATGGGCCTGGATCCGGATCGGGTGACGCTGTACCGGCAGTCAGACATTCCGGAGGTCTTCGAGCTTTCGTGGATCCTTGGCTGCGTCACGCCTAAGGGTCTGATGAACCGGGCGCACGCCTACAAGGCTGCTGTTGAGCACGCTCAGGCGAAGGGCAAGGCCGACCTCGACGCTGATGTGAACATGGGCCTGTACTCCTACCCGGTGCTGATGGCAGCCGACATCCTGATCTTCTCCTCCGACGTTGTCCCGGTAGGCAGGGACCAGTCCCAGCATGTGGAGATGACCCGCGACATAGCGGGGAAGTTCAACCTCACCTATGGCGAGGTGCTGAAGGTTCCTGAACTGCTGGTGAGCCCGACAGCAGCCAACATCCTTGGCACTGATGGCCGGAAGATGAGCAAGTCCTATGGCAACGTAATCCCGTTGTTCGCCGAGCCTGATGAGCTTCGGAAGCTGATCAGGCGGTTTAAGACCGACTCCTCAGCGCCTGACGAGCCGAAGGACCCCGAAAGCACCGGCCTGTTTCAGATTTACCGGGAAATCGCCGACCCTGAAGACACCCTGCGGGTGCGCCAGGCGTTGGAGGCCGGCGCGATGTCGTGGAAGGAACTCAAAGACCAGGTGTTCGGCCTGCTCAACGAGTTCCTGGCCAAACCACGCGAGCGTTACCGGGAGCTGATGGCCGACAAGCGCCAGATCGAGCACATCCTTGCGGTAGGGGCGCAGCGCGCCCGTCCAGAAGCGGTGGAGCTGATGACCCGGGTCCGCAAAGCTATCGGCCGCGAGCCGTCGCCATCCTGGAAGCGGAACCTTACAGCAGGCTGCGGACGGTTTTAAGGTCGGCTTCCAGGCCGTCCGCACGCCAGGCTTCAAGCGCCTGGCGGTCAGCATCAGCATGCCACTCACCTAGCCGCACAATGTGGTCACGCGGGCCTTTGCCGTACAGCGGGTTCAGGTGCTCCACCACCACGTCAGGCAGGTACGTTATGCACTGCGCGCCGTTGCCCAGGTCAGCCCAGGCTTCATCCACGTAGTAGTGCCTGATGGACGGCAGCCCGAACCAGCCGAGCGCGCGGATGATGTCAGTGGAGATAGCCACATGCTCGGGGATGTCGGTGCGGCCCAGGCCATTAGGGTAGACGTAACCCGTAACCAGGTCACTCATTGCTGACACAATGTCAGCATCCCACCAGCGGCTGCGCGGCACGGTGTCATCGCCTGTGAACATGATGACTGGGTATGCGCCGCAGTAAGCCAGCGCTGCGGCGTTAAGCTTGGGCACCGTCAGCATCCGCGGCTGCACGCGGGTAAGAATCCTGTTCTCAGTTGCTACAGCGATGGCGTCTTCAAGCAGCGGGTCGTCTTCATCGAGAACGAACATCAGGTCAGCTGCGCCGCCGAGGGTGTCCTGTGCGGCTGCCGTGAACCGTGCCAGGTTAGCTGGCCGTTCCCTTGACGGCACCAGCACCAGCATGTCAGCCATCATGACCGCCGTCTTCGCTTAGCCAGATGGTGCCCTGCTGAGGCAGGGGTGGCCGCAAAGGCGCATAAAAGTAACAGGCTAGTGATTTGCGCCAGTGCTCACCTGTGACAGGCTCAGGATGCCCGTGCCAGCTTTTGCCTGTGCAGGCGAAGATAGCCGTGCGGTTAGCCACTGGCAGTACCTCGACTTCACGGTGGCGGCCCAGGTACAGCACCCCGCCCCAGTCGCGTTCCCAGACTGGGTTCAGGAACACCAGAAAGTTGAGCCGGCGTTCCAGCCGCAGCTGCGGGTGAATGTTGAAGTCGCGGTGCATAGCCAGACGGCCACCTTCACCTGTCATGTGCATGCCACCGCCGTAAGTGTCAGCGGTCAGCTGCTCAATCCCGGTGATGGTTTCCAGCTCGGGTGCCATGGCCATCATGTCGGCGAGCATGGAACGGGTTTGCGGACCCCAGGTGGCTGGGTCGCTGCCTTCGCCTTTGCCGCGTTCGTGTGCTTCACCGTACCAGTGCCAGGCAGGTGAATCTGGCGACGGGAACTCATCAGCCACCGCAGCCAGGCGGTCAGCGTCCCACAGGCCATCAGTTACAGCATGCGGAAACGGCTGCGGCTCCCAGCTGATCTGATGGGAAGTGAGCGGCGCTGTGGCCACCGCCCGCACGTCATGCCCGGCCTGGTCTACTGTCACATCCGTCATCCCGCATTCCTTAAGCACCGCTGCCAGTTCTGCTGGGTCAACGTTGCCGTAGTATTCGCCTGGCTGCAGCGTCAGTGCGCCGTCGTAAGCCGAATGCTCGGGACGGCCTGGCCCGGCACAGGTGATTATCAGCCGGCCGCCTGGTGCCAGCGCCAGGCCGCAGGTGCGCACCACTGCCCGCCATTGCGGCGTGTGCTCCAGCACCTCACTGCACACCACCACAGGCCAGCGGCGGTCAGTTCGCCAGGTGGCCGCGTCAGCAACTATGTCCACGTTGGGTGCTGGCCGCATGTCCAGCACCGTGTACTCGCCTGGGAACAGATGCCGCGGGGTGCCGTTCACATCACGCCCGCCAACATCCAGCACAGGCCCGCGGCTGGCGTGCCCCGCAATCCACTGCATTGCTTCAGCGTGCATTACCACTTCAGCTTAGCTATGTAGTCGCGCAGGGTTACCTGCGGCGGGCAGAAACTGTTCAGCCGCGCTGGGTCAGCCACCAGACGGTGCAGCCCCGCTGGGCGGCTGCTGTTCACAACCACCGCTGGTTTGTACCCAGCGGCGGTGGTCATCATAGTCATCAGCTCATCCAGGCTGGTACCAGTGCCTGTGCCCAGGTTCACGGGTCCTTCAACCCCGTCAGTGACTATGCGCAGCACTGCGGCTGCCACGTCGAAAATGTGGATAAAGTCCCTGACCTGACTTTCGTCCCCCCAGATTTCAGCTGGGTCAGCACGGGACTGCACCTGCTCCGCAAACGACCTGAACGCAAAGCCGCCCTTCATGCCTGGGCCGTACACACTGAACGGGCGCACCACCGTGACTGGCACCCCAGCCTCGCGTGCAGCCGCAGCCAGCTGCTCGCCAGTCAGCTTCACCCATCCGTAGATGCCGTCCGGCCAGCGCGGCTCCTGCAGGTCTATGTCAGACTCGCTGAGCTGCAGGCCAGCCAGCTCACTCAGCCGCGCAGGGTACGCACATGACGAAGAGAAATACACCAGCCGCCCAGGCTGCACCTGCGCCGCCCACTCAAACAGCGCAGCATCAATCGCCAGGTTAGCTGCCACCCCAACGCTGGCTGCGGCTTTAGCTGCGGTAGTGACTACCGCAGCCGCGCAGTGCACGACGACGTCATACTGGCCCAGGTAAGCCATGTTGCGGCGCACGTCGAACCCGTCCAGCAGGTCCGCGCCGGCAACGTCATAGCCAGCCTGTGCCAGCGCCCCGCTAATATGTGCGCCTATAAAGCCCTGGTCGCCTGTGACCAGCGCCCGCTTCACAGCGGCTCACCAGCCGGCTCAGGACGGCCATGGTTATGTTCGCGCAAGGTGACGGTTGGCTCAGGCTTGAACGCCCACCTGACGCCAGCCGCAGCCCAGCGTTCGGCTAGCTGGCCGTCTGCTGTGTAGCCGTCCAGCGCCTGCCACATGCTTACCGTCAGCAGGCGGGGACGGTGCATCATCATCGAGGTGCCAATATCGCCGACTTTGGGTTCAGGACCGCCGATAACGCACTCACCTTGACGCCAGGCGCTGAACAGCAGATCCGCACCAGGATTAGCCTCAGCCAGCTTGAGCATGCTTTCCAGATGCTCAGGTGCCCAGTCGTCATCATCATCCAGGTAAGCAATCCACTCACCTGCGGCTGCCAGCGCCCCAGCCAGGCGGGCGGTAGTACCCACCCCACCCGCCTCGCCATACACCTGCGACCAGTTACGGCCCAGCTTTACGAGCCTGCGCCGCCCGTGCGCGCCACCGTGACAGTCATACCCCGCGCCCCACAGCCGCTGCGTAAGATGCGCATCATCACCATCGGTGACGACCACATGCTCAATGTCGCGGCAGGTTTGCGCTGCCACCGAACGCAGCGCATGAGCCAGCAAGGTCTGCGGACGCTGCCACGTAGGCGTGACAACTGAGACAAGCGGGCTGCTCACCCGTTTTCCGGCAGATTCGACTCAATCTCGTCAAGGACGGGCTTCCAGCGCTGCGTCAGCACCACATCAGCATCATACGCCAGCGCAAACTCACGCGACTGACCGCGCAGCTCCATCATCTTGCCGTTCTCACGCACCTGGAAAGCCTGCTCATATGCGTCAGCTATCAGCGCTGGGTCGGGCCTGCGCCACCAGCCGCGGTGCGCAGGCACCCAGAACTTGCTGGATGGCAGCGGGCACGGAATCTTCCACCCAGGACCAGCCAGCTCACTCATAGACGAGCAGTCAGTAACAGCCACAGGCGTGCCGCAG